CCTGAACTTCGGCCAACGCGCCTTCGCCTACACCGCCCCCAGCGGATTTAAAGCCCTCAATACTGCATCATTACCCAGCCCCTCAGTCACAAAGCCTTCTACGGTGATGGATGTGCTCACCTGGTCCGGTTCAGGTGGCGCTAGAAGTTTTACTGGTCTCGGATTTTCGCCAGATCTGGTGTGGGGGAAACAAAGAAACGGATCTAATGCCCACCAGATTTACGACATCGTGAGGGGTGCTGGTAACAACAAAGATCTCGCGTCGGATTACACCGCTGCCGAAGGGTCAGGAACGACTGGCGCGTCTGCCTACGGTTATCTCAGCTCTTTTGACTCCACGGGGTTCAGCGTTGCCAATGGCACTGACGGAACCTTCGGCGCTGGCTACTGGAACCTGAGCGGCAGAACCTACGTCGCATGGACCTGGGACGCCGGAAGCTCGACCGTCACGAACACAGCAGGCTCCATCACTTCTAGTGTCCGAGCTAACGCCACGGCCGGGTTCAGCGTGGTCACGTGGACTGGCAACGGTACGAATGGTGCAACAGTTGGACATGGTTTAGGTGTTGCGCCAGGCATGGTAATTGTCAAAAACAGAACTACTTCTGGCGGAGAATGGGCGGTTTATCATTCAAAATTATCTAGCGGGTATTTGATGTGGTTAAACTTGGCAAATGGAGAGGCTGCTATTAGCGCAAGAGATCAAGGTGGTGTTGGCTCTGTGAGTTCAACAACGTTCACATGCACTCAAGGAAGTGTAAATCTTTTAAACGTTAACACTTCTTCTAATAATTATGTTGCTTACTGCTTCGCCCCAGTAGCCGGGTACTCTTCTTTTGGCAGCTACACCGGCAACGGATCGAGCGATGGTCCGTTTGTGTTCACAGGGATGCGACCAAGGTGGTTGCTAATCAAGCCTTCTAGCACCGCCGAAGCTTGGGCACTTTTTGATACCGCAAGAGACTCCTATAACCAAGCAATCAGCTTGTTGGAAGCAAACGTATCGGGCGCTGAAAATGCCACATCCGTTACCGCAATAGACATCCTTTCTAACGGTTTCAAACTGCGAAACACCAGAGCCGCACTTAATGGCTCGGGCACCACCTACATCTACGCCGCCTTCGCGGAGTCACCCTTCAATTACGCCCGCGCCAGGTGAGTAGTGAACAAGCCTAAAGAACGGGCATCTCGTACTCCTTCGTCACATTGACGTAGTGCTTCCAGATCACCTCTGAGCTGTTGCCCGCCCACTTGGCCGCCTGAGCCACGGGGATTCCACCCTCGATCCACCGGCTGATTGCTGTATGGCGCAGGTCGTAGGGGCGGTAACGGTGGGTGGTCAACTCCGCCATGTGCAGTTCCTTGGCGCGGTCGTAGAAGAACGACTGGAACGCATAGCGGTTGTAGGGGAAGACGTATTCACCTTGCTGGGGCGCGGCGTCCAGAATCTCTAAGCACCGGGCGTTCAGCGGCACGCTGCGTTTCTTGTTCGTCTTGGTGCTGTTCTTCAGGCCGTGGGTCAGCGTGAAATTCGAGTGGACGAGCACACGGCTGTCTTTGATGTCATCCCACCGCATCGCCCGCACCTCGCCGGTCCGCATGGCGGTCTGCAGCATGAACTCGGCGTATAGCGACCACTTCTGTTTGAGCTCTCGTGCCTCGAACGCGGCCAGCAGCAGCGACACCTCGTTACGCGGAATCACGATGATCTCCTCATCCGCTTGGGGCGGCTTTGGCATCCGAAACGTGCTGATCGGATTGCGCGGCAGGTAGGCGATGTCCTCACTCGACGCCCAGCGGTACAGCGATTTGACGTACATGGCCACACGGCGACTGGCCTTCACCGGCTGCTGGGTCAACACCCACGTCATGATCTGGCGCCCCTCGTTCAAGTCGGTGATCGGGCACCGCTGAATCCACTTGCTGACTTGCCTGTAATCGGCGGCCATGGTGGTCGGGTGGACGGTGGTGCTGCGCTCCAGACGGAACTCGGCCCATGTTTCCTGGAGCGTTTTCGGCACAGTAGTGTTTTGCAGTGGGCCGGTTAGGATACACCAAGACTCAACCCGCTGGCGCGACCGTGTTCATCCTCGACGGCAGGCCACTATCCCCCGACGTGCCCTTCACGCACAACGGAATCCAGTACCCGGCCAACTGGCTCCGGCTGAGCACGCCCGCAGAACGCGCCGCCATCGGGATCGAAGAAGTGCCCGACCCGCCGGTTTACGACCAGCGTTTCTACTGGGGCTATGACGACAAAGGCAAGCTAATCCCCAAAGACCACGCCCAACTCGTCGACCAGTGGGTCACCCAGACCCGTCAGACCGCCAACACTTTGCTGGCACCGACCGATTGGATCATCATCCGCGAGGCTGATAATGGCAAACCTGCCGACCCGACTCTGAAAACTTGGCGCGAGGACATCCGACTGGCGACCGGCCAGAAAAACGCAGAGATCAACGCAACACTGGACACGCCAGCTTTAGCCGCATACATTACTGGCGCCGACTATCCCGTATGGCCAGTTGACCCTTACACTCCTGTTCCTCCTCAGCCTGTACTTGCTGATGATGTGGAGTCTGCTGGCGATGGCGAAGAAGGCTGATGGCGGTTAAATCAAAGACTGGCACCGCTCGCGTCCAGCACGTTCCAGGTAAGCCCAAGCGCACCCGCCAAGGCCAAGGCCAGCACAGTTTGCCTAATCACGGACGCAAAAAACTGCGCGGGCAAGGCAAGTAAGATACAAATAGATTCCTAGGCATAGGTGGCCCAAACCCCGTCGGACACTAGTTTTTGGCGGGGCGTCAAGCAAGAAGCCGCTGCCGGCCTCGTTGTACTTCTTGCTGGTGGCGCTATTACCGGCATCGGTTATCTCGTTTACACCGTCCCATCCCAACTGGAGCGTGTAATTCAAAATCAAGAACAGTTCAAAACCCGCGTTGGTGAACTGGAAGACACCGTTAAAGATCACGACGTCCGTATCATCAAATTAGAGCTGCGCCGCTGATGTCCGTTATCCACGCCACCGACTACGGCGACGGTTACCGACTGGATCAACTCATTGGCGACTCCGGCGACATTTACTACCGCGCCTGCAAGGACAGCGTGTGCCGTTATGCCGAAGACCACTACATCGCCATGATGTACCTCGAAGGCATGGGCTGGGACCCTAAGCAACAAGACCCCCAGTAATCCAATAAATAATTTGGTCCTCCCGCTCCTCCGTCCAAAACGGCTGGCGCCTGTACCACTCAATCCAATCTTCCGACGACTTAGAGATGTTGCACGCAAAGCAGCAGGCCACCAAATTCTGCTGGTGCGTTAAGCCTCCCTTCATTTTTGGATGCACGTGATCCAGCGTGGCCGCTCGCCCAAGGCCATCGCCGCAATACGCACAACAGTTATCCCAGTCACTCAGGATTCCTTGTCTAAACCTTAATTTCGCCTCTTTTTTGTTTAAGTATTCGCCATCTTCGATGCGATGGTCCATACCCGGCAGTGGCTACTGGAACGGTAGCGGTAGAAACTATTACGTGCCCTAGACCTCTTCTCTAGTACAGCTAAACTCAAGAAAAGCTACTGCTTTTTATGACCGACCAACAAATTGCCATCGCCGCCGTCGTGGTTGCCGCCGGTTCCGAAATCATCGGCATGAGCAAGCTGAGATCCAACAGCTGGATCCAGTTGCTGTTTCAAGGGCTCCAGTTGATGTTCCCCAAGCGTCGCCGCTGACTTTTTCCTACGAGGGCCTTGTCATGGCAACCAACAAGATTCGCCTAGGCGATTTGTTCCGGTACTACAAGGCCCTCCCTCATCAGATGGCCGCCATCACCGAGCTGGAGCAAGCCATCAACAAGGCCAATCCCAACATTCTCGGTCGAGACCAAGGCTGGTTCAAGACCTGGAGTGTGGCTGGCAAACAAACCAATTTCCCCAACACTTGGGAAGGCATCCTTGAAGCCGCCCGTGTAGCTGGCGCCAAGTTTCCCGAACTTGTTGCCGCCCAGTGGGCACTGGAGTCTGCCTACGGAAAACTAGTTTCAGGCAGAAACAACTTTTTTGGACTGAAGGGCTCGGGCAGCGACACTAAGACCCAAGAGTTCATCAACAACCAGTGGGTCACGATCACCGACAGCTTCATCGACTTTCCCGATCTGCTGTCCTGCGTCATCTACCTTGTTGACCACTGGTACAAAGACTTCAAAACCTACAAGGGCTGCAATAACGCCAGCACCCGTGACGAAGCTGCCAAGTGGCTGGTAAAAGAAGGGTACGCAACCGACCCCAACTACGCCGGCAAATTGATCGAGCTGATGAATCAGCACGCTGGCACCAATCCGCCGGTCAAACCCAAAGAAAAAATCCTGAAGGTTGCTTACGAATACCAGCTGGGACCTGACGACGGCGCCACAGGTTACCGCCAGTGCTTCAGTTCCAGCTGTGCAATGGTGGCCCGCTACTACGGCAAGATCTCGGGCGACTACGAGTACAACAAACTTCGCGCCCGCTTCGGCGACACCACCGACCCCAAAGCCCAAATCGCCGCCCTCAAAGCCTTGGGGCTAACCGCCACCTTTGAAATGGACGGCACAGTGGAGGACCTGGAGAACGAAATCAGCAACAGCCACCCCGTACCAGTCGGCTGGCTTCACAAAGGCCCAGTCAGCAACCCATCCGGCACGGGCCACTGGAGCGTTGTTGTCGGCTTCACCCCTACCCACTTCATCCATAACGACCCCTACGGCGAGGCCAATCTGGTCAGCGGCGGTTATGTCAGCCACAAGGGTGGGGCGGGCGTCGCCTACTCCCGCAAAAACTGGCTGCCTCGTTGGCTCATCGAAGGTGACGACACCGGCTGGTTCCTTAAAGTTCGCCCTAGGTAACCATGCGCCCCATCGAACACACCACCGAGTCTTGCTTCCACAAGGCCGCCACGGACCAGTGGCTGATCGACCGCTTCAATTCCGGCGACTACCGCGGCCTCCTCGAAGCGGCCCTCATCCTGAACACGCTCCACCAGCTGGAGCAAACAAAAGCCCGGTGGGCAATCCGCGAAGCCGCAGAAAACCTCACCGAACAATTTGGTCTAGACCGCGACTCGGCCTAAATACTGCTGGTACAACCCGGTATACAGGCAGTGCATCGGATGCTCGGGATTATCCCGGCCATCCTGCACGTACAGCTGTTCCAAAAAATCGGCCCGCGCCTGATCTTGGCTGGTGCGTCTCCAGGCATCTTGCGCCCAGTCAGGAATCGTCACGTTTTTTCTCCACGAGTTTGAGACGCCGGCGCTCGGCCTCCCGAGGTCCGACATTTGACCGCGCCAGCCTAGGCTTCGGCGCCGGCGCTGACGGCACCTCCACCACACAATTCGGGTAACGATTCCTTGCGAACTGGATCGCCTGGTTCACGGACTCCGCCCGCACCAAATCCCGCATGGCACCTTGACCCGGCAGCCAAATCTTCAGCTCGTACAGCCTGGCCCGCTCCGAACTGGTGCGCGACCGCCCCTCACCGAGATTGCGGTTGGGATCTGGATTCTCCTGGAACGGGACTATTTCCATGACTTGGGGTAGTTGGGTTCTTCAACGCTGTGTACAGCAACAATGCTGTCAGTGCAGTTAGCAACAACTCTCGCCGCAGCGACAGCCCTCTCGTAGGTGACCCAGCTGGAGGCATCCTCCTTGGTCGCCGTAAATCCGATTCCATTTCCTGGTCCGTAGACCGCTGTGACCCAGCGATCCCCGGCCATAACCACATAGCGAGTCATCAGAAAAACTGAATTACTGTGTAAGGCTATTAGATTTTATCGCAACTACTCAGACTATGAAGACACCTAACTAAGTCTCATGCGTCCGGTCCTGGTTTCGGCTGCTCTTGCCTGGAGCGCATCCTTCCCTCTACCCGCTTTTTCACCGACTCACGCCACAGTGCTTCATCTGCAGCCTCGGCCGCCTTGTACTCGGAGGCCGGCAGAGCTTTTTCGAGCGCCGTATAAACCATCTCCCGCAACAACGCCGTCACCTTTTTGCCCTCTCCAGCCGCCAGAGTTTCCGCCAGCTTGTACCGATGCGGGTCCAGCAGCAACTGGCAGTACAGCTTCGATCCGTGCTTCAGCGGCATGGTGCGTGGTCTAGTCTCATACACAATAGCACAATGAGACACACTAGACCTACCACCGAATATCCTCATCCACTTTTTTCCGCCACGCATTGGACTGCGCCCGCCTCGCCCCACTCCTCTGCTTGGAACACCCAGCCCTAATCCCCCGCGCCCACTCCAAAAAATTCGCCGCCCGCTGCAAATCCGCCGTCTTCGCCAACCTAATCTCCCGCTGGAGCCACTCCATCACAAGTTCCCTTCCCGTGCGGGCTGGACTCATTGGTCTAACTCTGAGACTCGCTTGATGGATTGGACCAGGCTGCCGGGATACTGCTGCCTGATTTGCTGGTGCGCCTGAAATGCATCCGGCGCCACAACATAGACATCGTGCATCGGGCCATGGAGTGCGTACAACCTGACCCGATACTCGAAGTCCTCCTGGATCACTTTGCCTGGTCCCAGCTCAATCCGACCTTAGCTTCGGCAAGCGGCGGGATTTCCCCAAGCCACTTAGCCTCAGCCTCTTCCATGATTGCCTGGAGCTGAGCAGCCCAAACGTCGGCGTGCTCCTCCTTTACGAGCAGGATGATCTCGTCATGCACCACGCCGGCCAAGCGCACTCGGTCTTCCCCGTCTGCTTTAAGCAACGGCCACAGTTTGCCGAGCGTAAGTTTGAGGACGGCTGCACCGGCTCCTTGGATTGGGGTGTTGCAACGGGTCGTAAGTTTATTGTTCTCGCCCGGTAGAAACCGCCGCAAGCCCGAGATGCGTATACGGATAGATGGATTGTCCTTAGCCGCATCAGCAGCCCGAGCATTTTCGCGCTGCCATTTGGAGATGCCTTTATATGCAGCGTGGAACTTTTCCCGCACTGTCGCAGCCTCATCAAGATCCATCTGGATTCCCATCGCTGCTGCATAATTTCTGAGCCCTTTTGCACCGCTTCCATATAACAATCCGAAGTTGGCTGATTTACTAACTTGCCGCTGTTCTTTTGTAACATCTTCTTCCTTGACCCCGTAAATCTGCGTCGCTGTAATCGTATGCAGGTCTTTCCCCTGCTGGAACACCTGAGTCATAAGAGGATCTTGAGCTTCTGCAGCCGCCAGCCGCAATTCCATCTGTCCATAGTCCGCTACAACCAGTCGCCAGTCAGTCGGTGCCTGCACGCAAGCCCGAAAACGCACGTCCCGCGGCACTTGTTGCAGGTTGGGACTCATGCAACTCATCCTCCCAGTGTCAGCTCCCATCTGCAAATAGCTGGCACGAATAAACCCATCATCGGACAAATTCTTTAACAAAGTCTCCGCCATTTGCCGCCGTTTCTCTACACGTTTCCACCGCAAGTAATCCGCAATAAGTTTGTGCTCCCCAATGTATTCCTGAAGCGCAGACTTACTCGCACTTTTCTTTCCGGTCTTTGCATCAACCGGCGCTTCACCCAACAATGCCGTGAATTTTGCAAGCAACTGCACAGGACTGTTCAGGTTAAAAACATCAGCATCAGCTTTTTTACCTTTCGCCCCAGGCTTTGTTTGGTACAGCAGGTTCCCGTCGAGCCCGCGGCTGAGCTTGGCGTGTTCCGGCAGTGCGGCATCAAAATCCTCGATGAACTTGGCGCCAGCCTCGTTGTGCTCAATGTCGAGGTCCTCGATCAGCTGTTGTAAGGAGTCCTTGTCGAAAGGAAGTCCGGTGCGCCAGAGCTGCGCCATGGCCGGCAACGCCTTGCACTCCAGGTGCCAAGCCGGCAACAACGGCGGCGACGCAGCCGCCATCCGCTGCATGATTGGCTCCCACAACTCCGTCAACACCACCACATCCTTCGCCGCATACTCCAACTGGCTCGCCGACAAATCCGCCGACCAGTCACTGGCCTGCTCTTCCTTGGAAATCTCGTAGCCCAAGTAGCGCCGCACCACATGCTGCAGCCCGTTTTTCACGTTGGCCAAGCCGTTGGTCAGGATCCGGCTGGCCAGCATCGAACAAAGCACCTGCCCTTCTGGGTAAATCTCATGCTCCTGGAGCCAGCCCAGATCAAACACCGCATTGTGCGCCAGCCAAGTCCGCTCCTTTGCGAAGAAGTTTTCCAGCGTGATCCAGTCCTCATCGCTGAACTGCCAGCAGTCCAGTACGACGGGCGGGTGATCTATGGTGGCCAGCTGCAGCAGCCGCAGACCACCAAATTTCGGCTGGAGCCCAGTGGTCTCCACGTCAAACGCCACAAAGCTGGCGCCGTCGAGCGTGTGCAGGTACTCGATCCCCTGAAGAATGTTCATGCCGGGTAGGGCGTGTTCTGTATTACTCTAACACACCGTCAAGCTCTTTGGCTGCACACAGCTCAGCCAGTATCGTCCCACCCTCGGGAATCCCCAGCGTGCAACGGTTATACCAGTGAACGCAGGTCCGGCACTCGCCACCATCCGGCAACGGCTGATGCTTTTTCAACATATGCTGCAGCCGCAACTCCTGCTTACCGGCCTCGCTGGAGCGATAACACTTGAAGCAATAGACGGCGTTAGTGGTGATACTGCCGCATTGGACGCAGCGGCGACTGTTGATTGGAACTTGCATCAGAAAAAACGAACACGTAAAAATCCCGGTAGGCGCCTCATAACGCCTTGATTTGTGTGTTGAGCTGCGCCTTCAGGCAACTCAACCTCGACCGTAAAAACCTTGTGCCCACATTCCGGGCATTTCCGCTGGCGCAGAATCGACTCCGCCGTATCCCGGCAAGTGCGATCCACATCCATCCGCTTGAAATCACACCTGGCGCACCGCATTTTTCCACTTCCTGTTTTTCACAATGTCCCAAGCGTGCTGGTACGAAATCCCGTACACCTTGGCCAGCTTAGAAATTGAAGTACCGGAGGCATAAAGGTCCCGTAAGTCCAGCGCATTTTGCGGCGTCAACACTGCCGAACCCGGAATGGAGCCTTTCCGGAACGAGGTCTTGGTCGGCGGTCTCTTCGGCTCACTCATTCCTATAAGGTTCGGTCGCCAAGGTATTGATAAGCCGGTTCAAATACCACCGACATTTTTCGGCATCTTCCAGCGGATCCTTCTTCAGCCACATCCGGCTGAGGTACTTGAGGCATTGCCATTGGAGCGAGCCAACAACAGCATCAGGCGCATGTTGCACCCAATCCTCCAGCACCTCAATCACCTCAATTTTCCCAGCGGTGTAATGACTGGGATGATGCACAGCATCAGTGACCTGGAATTGAAAGTCGCTCATCCTTTGGATTGCTGAACGGTGGTGTCGCCGTAATAACGGCCAGTAAGTGAATAGTCTTTGCCGGGCAGCATCGACATCCGGTGGAACACAATCTGTGCAATCCGCATCCCGGGCCACAATGAAACAGGGTGCATCGCTCGCGCATTTTGCAGCTCAAGCGTTAACCGTCCTTTGTAGCCAGGGTCGATGTAACCAGCAAGCAAATGCTCGATACCTTCCCTAGCCCGGCTGGATTTGAGCGCCAGCTGCCCGGCAATACAGTCAGGCAGCTGGAACTCCTCCAACGTCTCCGCGAGTATGAACTCATGCGGCTGGAGCAAGAACGGTTCCTCCTGCGTGTGCCCCGCGATCGAGCGATGCACTAACTGGGGCGTCAAAGGCGACTCCACCAGTACGTTCTCACCGAGTCTCACATCGAGACTTGCGGGATTCAGCAACGCTTGATCCCAGGGGCTAACCAGATTTCGCCGCGCCAGCGACACAATCTGGTGATCACACAGGATGGACATGCTCAGCTCACCGCGACAGCGGCCTGCTGGAGCGACACGTGTTTCCACGTCTTGCCGGTCTTGATGCAGTTGATGGTGGTCACATGAACGCCATACTGCCGGGCAATCGCAGCCGCACTAGTACCAGCAGCCAACTGGCGCTTGATGTCCAACGCCTTTTTGGCGTCCAACACCTGCACCCCACGCCGCCCCTTGCGGCTAGACCCACGAGTCTTACTTTGAGACTTTGCGGTTTGTACGGGCTTAGCCGCTGGTGCGACTACGGGTTTGGTCAGGTCCAGCTCGATGTGCTGGCAAGCGTTAATAGCCACGAAGGCTTGCTCCAGGGCAGTGGTGATCTGCTGGAACTGTTGGTCAGAGAGGATGTGCATGTTCATCAGTAGAACGGTGAAAGTGTAGTACAGGATCAGCGAGAAGCGAGTTCGATCTGGAGCGCAGCTTGGAAATAACCGGCGATTTTCATGCGCCGGAACTCTGCGCTGGCATCCTCGCTGTGCCGGTCCTCAATCGCGGCATAGTTATGCCGGGCTTCGTTGAGTGCGGCCAACGTTTCGACGTTGAGCATTTCCAAGTCTCGAAGCGGCATTTCCTTAATCTTGTCCAGGTAAACGGTCCGACTCAACAGGAAGGACCTGTAAAAGGGGACCAAGTTGTTTTCAGTCATGCGAAATAACGTGGGTCCTGTTGCCTCAAGCGGGTGAGATCCGTGAGACGCAACTTGAGAATCTCGTGGATGGCCAGCTGGGCGAGCCTGCTGGAGCAGATCGTGTCGCTGGTGGCAAGCACGTAGATCAGGTGACGATAGAGCTGGGTCAGCGTTTTGGCGCGGACCCAGTGGGTATCGCCGGGGATTGGCTCGGTGCCGTATTCCCAGTCGTCGTAATCAGGTTCGTTCCGAAGCTCGCGGGCTTCAGTCGTACCAATCACTCTGGTCGACCGGGGCCCAGTCGTCGATTCGCTCGGAGAGGAGTTTGCGGAGTCCTTCATCGCTGGCAGGAATCAGATCCTCTTCGTGAAGGTCGAAGGAGCCTCGGCACAAGGCAGGCCCCCACTCTGGTGGATCGAGGTGCGTTTGCGGGTGGACCACAACCATGCCGTCAACAACGGCATCAACAACAATGCGGGTGCCACCATCCTCAAACCACAGATCCTCAATTTCCAGTACCTGGCTCATTTGGCCTCCCATGCAGTTTGGCGGGCTTCAATGGCATCCATCCACTGATCCCAGCTCATCTTCAAAAACTGTTCCAGGTCTTGAAGCTGCTGGAGCTGGCGGATGTCATAGGTCGGGTCAACACCGAGCTTTTCCATCTCGGTGATTTTTTCCTGGAGCTGAATCGAGGACCAGTGGACTGCGAAGTACCACGGGCTGAGCTTGATGTTTTCAATTTTTGAGTGAAGCACGTCGTCCATGTCAATCAGTAATAAAAGGCACGCCGTTGCGGGCGTGCCCTTAATGTTGCACACAGCTAGCCGGGTGTCCAGCCGGGCTGTTGCAATTCTTCATGTGGCCACTTGGGTGAGGTAGATGGTGGCCGCCAGCATCCCCAGCAGCCACGTCAACCCGAAGACCACCACCGGGGGCATCACGTCGGCACCCCCAGTTCCTCCGGCTGGTACTGGGTCAGCACACAGACGTCAGCGCCCTGCTTGAGGGCCGTTCCAACGATGTAATGGAACTGCCCGTGGGCATCTGGGCACTCCTCGATCTGGTACTCCTCAACTTCGTATGCCCGGCCCCTTCGGTACCACTGAACGCGCACCACGGCCAGCAGATCGAAGGGGATGTCCCCGACGGTGTAACCCAAGGTTGGCTTCCTGGGACGCTTCGGCTGGGGCGGTTCAGGTTTAGCCACGGGTTCTCTCCAAATAAGCCATGCGGCAACCCGCACGAGCCCTAGGAAAAAGTTAGGTGGCTTTTGCACGTTAGGAGGAGCGTTGAGCTAGCTCAACTTTGGCAGCTTTTATTTGCAAATCAATCAAGTCACGTATGTGGTGCGAGATTGATTTTCCAGGGATTTTATGCTGCTGGAGCCACTCGTACTGATCAGTACGGAGTTGGATAGACAATCTATGCATGATTTTTGTTAGTGGAAGGGAGTGAGCTAAAAAGGCGGAACGGATCTTTCTGGGACGGTTTAATTGTTTTTAAGGGTTTACCTTTCATAAAAGCGTATGCTGCGGAAATAGTCAAACGATACTCGTGAATTGTAGACCAATGTTTATTTTGAGCCTTACGGGTAGACCACAGATCTTTCAAACGAATAGCAGCAGTATCAAAGTTGGGATCTGTGTAATACCCAGGTGAAGATCCAGTACACGCAAGTTGAATAAAGTGGATAGCCCTATCAAGAGGCTCCATGCCGTGAACAAAGCCTGGTGCGTATTTAGACCTTGCATGTTCCGCTGCAATTTGAGGCATCTCTGCATATATTTTTGCGGCCGCAGCAGCAAAAAAGCTAGGCTTTATAAGGTTTTTCTCGGCTAACAAGTCAAAAAATTCTGAGTGTTTAGTGTATATTTTATACACAAAATTGTCATGATTCGGATCGGTATACTGTACAGTACCTACAAAATTGGATGTATAATTTGTAAGTGTATTACGCACAACTGAACATACATTTATGTTCATATGGTTGCCAGCGATTGTTAACCTCTCGTGCATCATCCTTTTTTTGCCCAGATCCAGTACCTGAGCTACTGAAGACGGCAAGTTTCTAACGACAATAAAAGGTTGGGTAGTCTCAGATTGCACAACAGCGGTTAGTCTGTGTTGCCCATTTATTAAGCGTCCGTGATTATCAAATCCTATGCAATCGGTACTAATTGTCCAATCACCGTTAACCATAGATTGGACATGCTTTCTTAAATTTTTCTCAGAAAACTTTCTATTGTCAGAAAAATTCTTTGCCAAGTACAACTCGGCTTTTTCCGGAGAAATGTACTCAACATCAATACTTAAAACATTTTCGTTTAAGTACTGATTCAGGCTATGCCCAGACATAGAAAGAAGTTTGGTCATTGTGAAAAAAGCATGGTGCAGAAGCCTTTAGCGGTCTTCTGCACCACTATAACGCCTAAGTGGTGCCTGTCAAGCACCACACTGATCTCAGTTCCACATTTGAGAAGCCTCCTCCATCAACGCAGCAAGTTCCGCATCTGTGCGTTCATGCTTTGGGGAGTCCTCCAAAAGCTGTCCCACCTGGGCAGATCCATTGGCACGACTGGTTTTAGGGGTGGGACAGGTAGGTGGGGTGTCCCAGCTTGTCCCATCTCTCTCCGCCGAAGGTGGGACAAGGTGGGACACGCCATCAGGTTGTCCCACCCCTCTTTCCAGTCCCTGACTGGGTTTTTCCAAGGTGGGACAACTATTTACACACATATCACGCGAGGCAGAAACAGCCTGGAACAACTTGGCCTGCCCACCAACGCCGGCAGCACTACCCACCACTTCGATCAGACCCCGCGAGACCAGCCTCTGGAGCGCCTTGCGGATTGCGGTGACACTGCCGCCGCACAACGGATCCGCAGCCAGGTCAGAGCGGCTTAGAGCGCGGGGATACGCAGCCCTCAGCCGCTGGAGCACCCGATCCACAATCGAAGCCGGGCTGGAGCTGTCGGTATCCACCTCCACGTAGTCCGCCAGGGAGAAGGTGAGGTCGTTCTCCAGCTTCATCAGCAGCTTGCTGCCGTCGCGGCCAGCCCTGGACTTTTCCACGGTGATAAGGCGGGCGTTGTAGCCGGTCTGCTCCACCTGCTTCTTGTCAGGCCGCCGCAGGCCCCATACCTCGTCCACAGCGTCCCTGATGGCCGTGGAACCCCGGAACCCGCCAGTTTTGTTGGCGTGGTGAATCAGCAGGATCGTGCAGGCCGGGAAAAGCCGTCCATTGTTGTTGGCCAGCCAGTAAATCGGGCTCGCAAACTCCTTCTTGTTTTCATCAAACGCCGAGCCTCTGGAGCATCCGGTGATCGAGTCGATGATGACCAGCTTCGGCTGGTGCTTCTCGATCAACTTGACAAAGCGGTAGTACCAGTTCAGGTCCCATCCCATCACTACGGTTACCGGATCGGTGCGTCGAAACTCCAGATCCCGCATCTGCTGTTGGACCTGCACCTCGCTTTGGTCACCATTGAGGATCAGCACGGGGCCGGACTGCACTGGCACAAGGTCACCCCGTACAGAAAACGGAATCCCCCGCGCCACATGCTTGGCAATCGTCCATGCCGACATGGATTTGCCATCACCACCAGCGCCATGGACCATCACAGTCCCAGGGCACGGCAGCAGATCCGGGATCAGATACTCAAATTTGAGATCTTTATCCAACAGGCTGTCGAGTCCCATCTCGTCATCCTGCTGTTCGAACTGCATCTGGGCAATCAGCAGCCGCTCCAGCGCCCCAGCATCCCGATAGCCCGCCTCCAACGCCAACACGTTCATGGCGTGGGCCGCCTCAGCCGGGTTTTGAATCTGCTGGATCTCCTTCGCCCGCCGAATCACCTCGGCGTAGGTGATGACGACCTGGCGAATCCGGGTGACATTATCGGCCTCAACATCGGCCACGACCTTCCGCAGATCCTCCGACAGCCACAGCCGGCCCGGCATCTGCTGGTCCGCCATCCAGAACAGCGTCCCAAGGCTCACCGGCCCCTTCCGAAAGCTCTTCCAGACCTCTTCACAGGGGTTGCTGTCTGCCCATTCCTGTGAAAATTCGGGATCTTCGGCAGACCACGCCGACCACAGCGTTAGCCCTAGGTCAGTAGGCAGCTCACTGTGGATCGCCATCCCAACCTTCACCCAGTGATCCCGGCTACCAGCCCCCTGCCCTGGAATCACCTTCAGCGCCGACTGCACAATCTCGGCAATCTCAGCCGGATCTCGATCCGAGAAATCCAGCGCCTTCCGGTTCTTGATGAAGCCCCCATCAGCCACCTCTTTGCCGGCGTGCTCCCGCATCTCCGCCAGCAACCACGCTGGAGCCTCTGGAATGGCCTCCAGATCGCCCTCAAAGCCGTATTCACCCGCCGGCGCCTTTCCATCACTGGAGCCCGGATAAGCCCCATAGAGGAGCCCCTGGCGCCCCCAGAGGACCTCATAACCAGCCCCTGTATCCGACAGCCCAAAACCCTTTACATCGCCCCACAGAGCCTCTGGGACGCGAAACAGGTACTTCGCCGCATTGGCCTTGGTGCTGGTGACCTTGGGCGCCCCCTCCAGCGTCTCGTTCCACTTCTTCAGCAGCCTGGAAAGGTTGCGATCCACGTCAAGAATCACGAGTCCCGCACTGCGAGCCCCCGTAAAAACCCCCACCGCCTGGAACACCTCAGGCCGCCGCTCAATCTGTAGAGCAACATCAGCCGGATTCAGCACCTGATGGTGGCTGCGCTCCAACGGCGCCTTGCCCTTTGACTCCTTGCCTGACTGAAGCTTGCTTCCAGCAACGTAAATCGGCGCATACGCCATGCCTTCAGGCAGCTGGCGCACAAAAGCCAGCAGTTCTTGCGTCTTACGAGACACTTTGTTAGACTCCTACAGTGTTGTGTTACACGCGCCCTGGTCGCCTTCCGCGGCTGGGGCGTTTTACTAGGCTAGCCGCGGCGTCAATCCCGTGTTACTGTCATAGACGTTGCCCTCGGGCGACCACCAAAACACCGGAAACCACAATGCCTTTCCTTTCCAAGCAAGCCTCTGCTGCTGTTACTTCCAACAGCACCGGCGGCGGCTATCTCAGCCTCAGCAAGCTTCCCGACGGCGGCTCCGTCCGCTTCGCGCTGCTTACCGACGAACCCCTGGAGTTCTACGAGTGCTGGGGCCAAGCCAACGGCGCCTCGAAGCCCTTCCGCTTCGACTACGAGCCCACCATCGAGGACGTGACGACTGAGATGGGCGAGTTCGAGCCCCGCGAAGGCCGCGGTGGCCCCGGCACCGCCGACGTGAAGTTTGCCATCGCCTGCCCGGTCTACAACTACGAGTCCGGCAAAGTCCAGGTCCTGCAGATCACCCAGAAGTCCATTCTCAAGGAAATCGACCAGATCTCCCAAATGGAGGACTACGAGAACCTGCTGGAGTGGGACTTCACGATCAGCAAGAAGGGCAGCGGCCTGCTCACCGAGTACACCGTCCGCCCGGTCCCCCGCAAGAAGGGCAGCCAAGAGCACGTCGATGCCGCCTGGCTCGAAGCCAAGGCCGAAGGCTTTGACATCAGCCGACTTCTCAGTGGTGGCAATCCTTTTAAGGCTGCCTGATCGGTAACTTAACGACCATTAAGTAACACCGCCCCCTCTAACCCAGGGGGCTTTTTACTGGTATTATCAAATTGGGAAAGAATAACTTCATGGCCTCCAACACCCAAGACACGCTGGCAGGACTGCGTAAATGGAGGCTGGAGCAAGACAACAGTGGCCCCTTCCGGGTCTACCGGGACATCAAGGGTAATGTATACCATAGTGTTACACACATCCTGAAGGAAACAAGCGACAAAACCGGGCTGGAGCGTTGGGAAGCCCGCCTGGGACCAGTCGAAGCAAGCTGCCAGCGCAACGTTGCCGCCACCCGAGGCAACATGGCCCACAGTCAGGCCGAGTATTTACTAAAAACCTCCATGCAGCTGGCGCGTTCCACTGCAAACAAGCGCAACGCGATCCGCTGGGACGCCCAAGGACTAGCCCGCATCCCCACGCCGATCACGCAATGGGCACTCAAGCGGGTAAGACCAAACGTTCCCCGAGTTGGCTGGAGCGCCTCCGGCTACGCCCGCAGCCTGTCCGACTGGATCGCCGATAACGTCACCGAAATTTTCGCCAGTGAGTTCAGCATCCACCACCCCGCCGGCTTTGCTGGAACCTGCGACGCCCTGGTGGGCCTCAAGAATAACGAGCTGGTACTAGCGGACTGGAAGACCAGCGTGGGCCGCAAGACCAAACTTGACGACGACGGCCTGGAGCGCTTACCACCCGGCCATTCATACATCGACCAGTGCGGCGCCTACAGCCTGGGACTCAAGCATCTCACCGGCCTCCAACCGACTGGAGCAGCCATCGTGCTGGCCCGCCGCTGCGGCGCTCCCAACATTCACACCATGTCGCTGCGCGATCTCAAAGAGGCTGAGGAGTCATTCATGGCCAGGGTGGAGCAATACTTCGCAGCTCTCCAAAATCCCATTCAAGTCTCAGCCTGAGACGCCATTCATGCAGCATGACGGAAAGCCATTCATGCTGGTACTGATCGCCATTCATGGTGAGTCTCATGAGTCTCATCGCTACGGCATTGTTGTTGGCTGGTGCGTTCCTGGGGGTAGCGGCCCTGTATGAACTGGCGGGTGATGCAGAGCCCGATGGGCAGCGGCTGGAGAGCATCGGCAAGCGTCGCAGATGAGTCTCATTGCGAGACAAAGGAAAGCCCCACCCGATAGGGCAGGGCTGGAGCGTCACAGACGGCCTAC